TATTTTAGACGTGTGGTAACTTGGGTAGAAGACTCTTGGTTAACTTTCTGTAGACCTTTTATCTCTGTGTCTATCTTACCTTCATCTCCGTGGCTAAGCAGCTTGAAGGTAATCACGTTCCCGGTATCCGGTAGTGTAAAAGTAAACTCGTTAACTCCGGCGGAATACTCTTTTTCGTTAATTACCTTAGATTGGTAAGAGGTAAGGTCTACCTTATGTTCTTTACCCTTATACGCAAACGAATACTCCTTACCGTAGGAAAGTATTCTAGCTGCTAGCATTAAAGCATCTCTATCTCCGATCAGTAGATCATTGTAGTTAATAGGAGAAACGATCATTGATTGCAAAAGCTTGTCGATTGCAATACCTTGACGAAGGTAATTCTGATTGGTAAGTATGTCCTCTTCTTTAGCGGTCATATACTTCATTTCAATTTTACCGCTTGATAGAGGACTGTCGGCTGGGTATACTAGTCCTTTAGAGGGAAGTTCAACGACTTCGGTTGGTATATTAAATGCCATATTTTAAATAACTTTAGTTTCTTATATATAAATATATTAAAATAAAAAACCCGGCCATTTAGACCGGGCTTGTATTTTTTATAAAGACTAAATCTTTAGAAGTTCAGTACGCAATAATCCATTGCAAGCTGCAGTTCAACGTTGATGGCATCCTCTGTAGACCAGTTGTACTGACCGAAGTTAGAAGAGACTACAAATGAACCTTTGATGATCCACTCACCGATTATATCACCTACTGGTCCCAAAGCATTCAAGGTGACGTCCTTCTTATAGAAGTCCGAGTACCCGGCCCGGCCAGTAACTGACTCGTATCCAAGTCTAGCCCACTCCATGACCGCCTGTGCACCTGAAGGTGTGATGGGGTCATAAAGGCTGAGGGTCATGTTCTGCCACTCTCTCTTACCTCTAATCTTTCTGTAAGTGTTGATGTGATCAAGCTTGATGACACCGTCTGTGAAGGAAGGTGAAGAGACACTCTTAACCAAGTAAGATGGAATTCCATCGATGTACATAATAAATCTGTTAGCTACCTTCGGCTCGAAGGCTGTAAACATAATTTCGTTTGGATCTAGTACTGGCATTTTGCTGGTCTGATTATTTAATTATAAATAGCTTATACGTTAAATGTTGCTCCCGTAGGCTGGACTACAAAGTCTAGTACGATGAATTCTGCTGTCTTGGCAGGTTGGATGAAGATCTGACCTACAAGCTGGTTGCGGTCAATAACATCGGCAGTGTTGTTGGTGTCGTCCATTAACACTCTATAAGCGTAAAGTCCTTGTCTCTGTACTACAGTCTCAAGGTATGGGGTAACGGCGGCAAGGAATCTGTTGCGGGTAGCGATTGTGTTCTGCTCAAATACTAAAGTGTTGGCCTGGTCACCGATAAAGTTCTTAAGGTTGATAAGAAGTCTGCGGACGTTGACCCGGTCTAGAGCCGAAGCCTTAGTCTGCAAGGTCTTCTGACCGTAAGCAACTACTCCTGAACCTGGGAAGGTAGCGATTGGGTTAACTTTGCCTAAGTAAAGAGTATCTCTGTCTGACTGAGAAAGCTTTCTTTCAGCCATAACTACTGAAGGAATTCCCCCTCTTAGTAGACCTGCTGGTGCGAACCATTCTGCTCCTACTCTGTCGTTGAAGGCGAATACGCCTCCTAGGACCGTTGAAGCAGGTGCCCAAACGTTTTTACCTAACTCGTTGTTTGCTACCTTAACCCAGGGCCAGTAAGCGGCAGCAAATGAGCTGTTCATTCCTCCGGCTTGGGTGGTTGCAGTGGCAGTTGAGCTGCCGTACCCTACCGGGTCAACAACGTAAATTGCGTCTCCTCTAGTCTCTACTAAGTCGATAAACTGGGTTACTACTGAAGAGTGAAGATCCTTAGTCAGACCTGGTGTCAGTAAGACGTTAAACCTGTATTCGTCTCTGTTAGCAAGAGTTGCGATTGCCGTATCGTAGGCAGTGGAAGGTGCAATACCCTGACTGTCGTTAGCTGCTAGGTTAACAAACTGTGCTTGAAGGCCGGCTTGAAATAGTGTACCGGTTCCGCTGGCAAAAGCTCCGTTGATAGATCCGCTACCGATTGCAAAGTTTGCAAAAGAAGCTGAGTATTCTGTATTAACTACTCCGTTATTATCCAGATAGTCAGGCATTTTAGTATTGACGCTTGATACGTAGACGTACTTAGAGGCGTTAGGATATTCACCTTCCACTAATACTGAATCACCTTGGTTAGTCCGATACTGGTCCCCGATTACTCTTGCAACGTAGTTAGTTGACTTAGGGTCTAAGGAGAGATTTTGATAGGATTCTAAAACGATTTTATTTTTAATATTATCGTCACCTCTTCTAATAATGAGTGAGAAAGTACCTTGCTGGGTATTCTTTGAAGTAACTTCGTATCTGATGTTATCAGCTGAGCCGCTCGCAAGAGAGTTGTTCGTTCCTGCAGAGCCGCTGTTATTCATTATAGCACCTTCAGTCATAGTGGTGAGAGTCACCCATGAGGTTGATCCGCTTGTGATCGTAGCAGATGCTGGACTAAAGCTTTGATTGGATACTCTGGTTACTAGGAGTGAAGAACCGCCCTGCTCAAAATATTTTTCGGCAGCTAGTGCAGTATAGTGGGTGTAGTAGTCACTTCCTGACTTAAAAGCACCTCCGAACATATTCAAGTACTCCCCGTAAGAACGTACTATAGTTGGTATGTCCTGAGGGCCTTTGGTAGTAGGTCCTACTAGTGCTGTAGAGACTTCGCCGGCTGCTGGGGTTACAAAAGACAGGTCGTTTTCTCTTGAAAAAACGCCTGGTGATAAAATTCTTTCTGACATTTTAAGGAAAGGTTAATTGATCTTAGTATAAATATGCGTTAGTAGTGCAAACCATTATTGAGCGAAGTAAGAAGATATGGCGTCTGAGCCTAGTATTAAACTTCCTGAAAGTTGTAGAGCAACTTGTTTAGTAGCCTGACTTCCTGTGGTTTCTACTGCAAAAGAGTTTCCAACCGGGTCTTGGAAAGTGTATACCCTAGACATAAATGAATTATTAGTTGCTAGAGCTTTTGGTTTTATAGATCCGTTCACTACTGTACCGGTGAGAGATTGTCCAAACAGTCCTTTTTTAAGAGCCACAAATGCTATGCTTCCGATAAAGTTCTTACCGGGTTCAAACTGAGTTCCTCCTATATAGAGGTGGTCCATATCTGTAAAAGAAGAACTAATCTGTGTCGGCCATGGGGAAGGTAAGTTCAGGTTACTGCTTCCGGCATTTACTCTAGTAAGCAGAGTAAAGTCCTGTGGCCAAATACTTCTGTTAAGGAAATCAAAGCTGAGAAGTGTGTACCCGTTTCCTAAAGTTGCAGTTGATTCAGGATTAGGAATAGATCGGGTAAATGTAGCAGTCTGGCCGTTATTACTTACTACAGCCTGCATAGCTCCGTCAATCAGACTGATATTGATAGATTGACTTGCTTCACTTCCTGAGTACATATGTAGAATAGTATAAGCATGTCCGCTGGTAGTTACAGGAGTCCATGAGAAGGGCTTAAGAGCGACCATAATACTGAGTCCCTCATTAGAACCTGTAAAGTTATATCCAAAGTCTATTGGTTCTAAGCTAGAACTCATTATACTCTCTCCGTTAAAGTACATTGCAGTCTTACTCCACTGAATAGGTGGGTTGCTAACTACGGGAGTAGGTGCTGGTACCGGAGCCGGTAGGGATGGTGGAATAGTTGGCGGGGCCTGTAGGGAGACAGGAGCAGGGGCATTTAAAAACACAGATACTGCCGGTCTAGCATTAGCTACCGGGGAGGGCTGCTGGGCTGTCAAGCTTGTCGGCTGCAGATTAGTAAACTGTAACCTAAACTGCTGTGATTGGGTGGAGCTAGGTTGCAGTAAAGATTTTTTATCTCCTATGGCCATAATGTAAAAAGATTTTCATATAAATAGAAAAAGAGGGCCGAAACCCTCTTTACTTCTAATGCAGGATCACCAGCTACCTATTCAGCAGCAGAAACCTCTCCAGCAGGAGCATCCTCGGTCTTAGGAGCCGGTACGAACTCGCCTGTAGAAAGGTCTACAGTCCCGTCGCCGTACTTATCGGAAAGTTCCTTACCAAAGGTGTTCTCTTCTTCACGAAGTTCAGCTAAGAATTTCTTAGCGTTTTCAACTCTACGCTCAAGGTTTAGTTTGATCAATTCGACCTCGCCAAATTCAATGACGATTGCTCTGTTTTTTTCCTGGAGTTGCTGAATTGATTGTAGCTCCTCTTGCGAAAGTTTTGTATTTTCCATATAACGAAATTTAAATTAACC